GGTCGGTTTCGACCGGGACTGGCTCCGGTACTGGCCGGCGCGGAACTTCAACAATTTGAACATCTACGTGATCGTGGATCCGGCATCGAGCAAGAAGCGGAAAGAGAACGACTACACGGTGATGATGGTGATCGGCCTGGGCCGGGACAACAACTACTACTGGATCGACGGGCTCAGGGACCGGCTCAACCTGAAGGAGAAGGCGGCGCGGCTTTTTCACTTCCACCGGATCTATCGGCCGCTCGCGATCGGTTACGAGGAGTATGGCCTGCAGGCGGACATCGAGTACATCGAGGAGGTCCAGGACCGGGAGAACTACCACTTCGCCATCACCCCCCTGGGCGGCCGGGTGGCCAAGGACGACCGGATCGCGCGGCTCGAACCCATCTGCCAGGCGAGCCGGCTGTATGTTCCCGAAAAGCTCGTGCGGGTCAACTACGAGGGCACGGCCGAGGATCTCATCCAGGTTTTCATCCACGAGGAGTTTACGCCCTGGCCCTATGCCCTGCACGACGACATGCTGGACACCCTGGCGCGGATCACGGACCCGGATCTGATGGCGGTCTTTCCGGAGCCCGAAGGGATGTATCCGCCCGGGCATGACGAGAGGGCGAACGACTGGGACCCTCTCAGGTACCACTAATCGCGATTGGAGGTGGCGGAAAATGAGGCGACGAAGTTTTTTGATTGTTTCCATCCTCGCGGTCCTGGCCGTGGCGGCCGTGGCCTACGCGGACTACAAGTGGGCGCCCCAGTACAAGAACCAGGGTGAGATCGGTACGGCAGACAAGCCCTGGGGCCGCAGCTACGTGCAGCGGCCGGTGGTCACGGGCTCTTTGCACAAGCCCTTCGACCCCGGGGTCCTGAAGGTCACGAGCTACACGCAAATGACGACCAACGAGTCGGGCATGTCGATCTTCGTGATCAATCCCGCGACCATGCCCTACCACACTTACGAGTTCGACCTGACCAAGATCTATAACTCGTGCACGCCGTCGACCGGCGTGACGCCGTTCAGGGATGTGGGGCTCGCGACCGGTCTGACCGTGGCGGTTTTCCCCCCCACGAGCCTGACGGACGGATATGAGTTCGCAGTGCGAAAAGCCGCCGAGGATACGGGGTCGACGCCCATTCAGGTCTGGCAGCCGACGGCGAACGGGCAGGTCACGGGTACGTGGTCCGGGGTGACGCCCGCCGGGACGCTGATCACCAAAGAGACGAGCGGAGATGTGGTCTCGGGGGCCAGCAGCCAGATCGTCAACCAGCAATACGAGCACGCGACCTACCGGCTGGAGTACGAGTCGAGCGTCAGTCTCTTTCAGGTCTCGGGGCTGACGAACGACTAATGGCCGGGTCCGGGATCATATTCTCCGCCGGGCCCGTGGGGGTGGTCCCCACACAGGACTGGCACCTGCCCGCCTTTTGGCGGATGCTCAAGGACTGGCCGGATTTCTGGGCGGACGATGAGCGGCCGCGGGATTTCGATGCCTTCACGGCCTGGTTCAAGGCCCACGCCCGGGACGCCCTCACGGGCGTGGAGGCTGGGCAGCCCGTGGGCTGCGCCTACCTCGACTTCATCTACCCCGGGTATTACGCCAACGCGAACATTTTCAAGCGCCGGGGGTACGGCAATCGCAAGTTGGTGACCGCGGTCGTGCGGGCGGGGCTGCCCTACTGGTTCAAGGAGTACTCCCTGGAAAAGATTATCGCCGTGACCCGGCAGAAGAGCGCCGTCCGGCTGGCGCGCCGCCTGGGTTTTCGCAAGGACGGCACCTTGCGGCATCACCGCAAGGTGCGGGGGGTGTGGACGGACTACACCCTGCTGTCGCTTTTGAGGGGAGATCTATGAGGGTCTACACGCGAGTGGTTCTGGCCGCGGCCACGGGCCGGGTGATCGAGCTGGACGGATTTGAATACGCCGGCCCCGTGGCCCTCTGCAAGGGCGGGGACACGCCCCAGATCGTGATGCAGAACCCGCCGGCGGTGAGCGAGCCGGCGCCGTTGCCCCCTCCGCCCGAACTGCCCAAGGAGGTCAAGGACACCTCCGAGGAGGACGAGGAGAAGGCCGCGGAGGAGCGCCGCAAGCGCCTGGCCCGGGGGCGGGTGTCGACCCTATTGACGGGCGGCGCGGGCGTGCTGGGCGAGCCCGTGACTAAGAAAAAGACGCTTCTCGGAGAATGAGGTCGCTCCCCCCTGCGGGAGCGTGGATTGAAACGGAGACTGAGATGGCGGCCCCCTACAGCGTAGCGCGAAGCAGTTATATGGCCGGCACGGCCGGCAATCTCGGCGCCGTCAATATGGGCGGCGGCGGGAACGCCCTGCTGGGCGTCGCGGGCAAGGCGGGCAAGGCCCTGCCCTACGTGGGCATGGGTCTCGGCCTGGCGACCGGAGACAGGGCCATGGTCGCCGAAAGCGCGATGAGCGCTTTCATTCCCTATATGGGTCCGCTGCTGCTGGGCAAAAGCCTTCTGGGCATGTTCGGCTTCGGCGACGAGAGCCACGTCGCGGAGCTCCCGCCCTACGAGGAGGCCCTGCAGCAGGAGAAGACCGCCCTGGCGCAGGTCCGGGCCAGCGAGGAGGCCGCCGCCCGGATCGTGAAGCCCGCAGCGGCGACGAACGTCGGGCCATCGATGGCCGGCGGCATTCAGGAAATGATGGGCAAGCCCATTCCCGGCTTCGGCGGCGCAACGATCGAGCGCGGCAGGGTTCCCTCCACTTCCGGGCCCGCGGGTGTCGATCTCATGGCCCGGTACCCCTACTATCCCGGGCAGAAACCCAATGAGTACGGCCGCTACAGCCTGCCCGACGAGCCCATCTACAATGCCATCCGCGACGCGACCCAGGGCAAGGGCCTGCCCCGGGATTACATGGCCAAGTACGGCAATGTCTGGCCGCCCGGGGAGCCGGTCGCGGCGAAACCGAATGCCACGGGTGAGCCCAAGGCCGCTACCGCCGGCGCGGATCTCGTAGACGAGGCGGCGGCGGCGGAGGAAGCCCGGCGCAAGCGCCTGGCCCGGGGGAGATCGGCGACCCTGTTGACGGGCGCCGGCGGCGTGCTGGGCGCGGCGTCGACGGCCAAGAAGACCCTATTGGGGGCGTAAAGAAAAAATGGCATCGCAGACGGTCAAGGACGCGATCGAGAGACAGGGGCAGCTTGAGGAGATCAGGCGGCCCTGGGAGGAGATCTGGGACGACGTGACCTACCACGTGGTGCCCATGCGGGCGCCCTTCCGCACGCCGGTGGGGTCCGAGAAGCGCCGCATGAGCAAGATCTACGACGGGACCGCGGTCACGGCCCTACATCTCTTCGCCGACGGCATGACCGGGTACCTGATGAGCCCGAGTCTTAGGTGGTTCCGGCTGCGGATGCAGATCCCGATCCGGCTCGATCGTTTTCCGCCGCAGGTCCGCGCCTTCATGCGCAGCCTCGCCCAATACGAACAGCTCGAGGACGTGCCCGAGATCAAGTCCTGGCTTCAGGAGTGCGAGTACATCCTGGCCGACGCTATGCAGCGCAGCAACTTCTACTCGGCCATGCCCCTTTGCTTCGAGGACGCGGGCAGCGTGGGCACGGCCACGCTCTACGCCGAGGAGGACCTGGCCGCGGGGCGGCCGGTCTACATCCCGGTGCATCCGCGGGAGATCTTCATCGCCGAGAACTATTTCGGGGACGTGGACACGGTCCACCGCAAGTTCAAGATCGAGGCCCGCCGGCTGGTGGAGCGGTTCGGCAAACGCGCGGTGAGCGCGCAGACCGCCCGCATGGCCGAGCGCACGCCCTATGCGAAGGTGGACGTGCTCCACGCGGTCTATCCCCGCCGGCTGCGGGACGTCAACTCCCCCCTGGCCAAGAACAAGCGCTATGCAAGCCTGTGGATCGAGCTGGGGCAGCCGCACCTCGTCCACGAGGGCGGCTACGACCTGCCGCCCTACAGCGCGTGGCGCTACAAGAAGTCCTCCGACGAGGTCTACGGGTGGTCCCCGGCCATCTACTCCCTGGCCGAAACCCTGGGGATCAACCAGGTCAGCAAGACGCTGCTCAAGGCGGCGCATCTGTCGGTCGATCCGGCCTACATGGTGCCCTCAGAGCTTGAGGGCAAGGTCAAGATCTATCCGCGGGGTTTCAATTACTACAAGGACCCGGACAGGGGGATCACGCCGATTCAGACCCAACTCTCTTTTCCCGTGGGCGAAAACCGCGAACAGAAGATGCGGGAGGCCATCGAGCAGCATTTTCACGTGGATTTTTTCCTGATGCTTCAGCGGGCCCCCAGACAGCTCACGGCCACGGAGGTGATCGAGCGCGCGGGAGAGAAAGCGGCCATGCTCACCACGACCCTCGGCCGGCACAACTACGAGCTGATGGACCCCAAGATGAACTGGCTCTTTCAGACGGAGCTGGCCGCGGGAAGGCTGCCGCCGCCTCCGGAGATCCTCCTGGCGGCTGGCGGCGGGCTCATCAACGTGGTCTACATGGGCCCCCTGAGCCAGGCCCAAAGAAGGCTTTTCCAGACACAGGGGCTTTTTCTGGGGCTCGAACAGCTCCAGCCCGTGGCGGCGCTCAACCAGGACGTGCTCGACATCGTGGACTTCGACGCCGTGACCCGCGAGATCCTGGACGCCAACGGCTTTCCGCAGAAGGCCGTGCGCAGTCCCGAGGTGGTTATGCAGGTCCGGCAGATGCGGGAGCAGATGCGGCAGCAGATCGCTATTCGCGAGGACATGGCCCAGGGCGTCGAGAGCGTCAAGAGCCTGGCCGAGGCGGACCAGCTCTCGGGCGGCCGGATCGGCCAGGCCGTGGCCGGACTGCTCCAGCAGTCCGGGATATCCCAAGAGGACCTGGTGCGGAGGGCGGCGTGAGGCAGGAGTTCATAGACCCTGAAATTCAGAAGCTCTATCGCAGTTTGTTCAGCGGCAAGGCCGGTAGGCAGGTCTTGGAGCACATGCTGCTGGAATTAGGATACTTCGACGAGATTGAGACCGAGGAGCAGCGCGTGCTGTACAACTACGGCCGCAGGCTGCTGGTCTTCATCGGGGCCCTGGAGGCCCCCAATCTCACGGGGATTGTGGACTATCTGGCCCGCAAGACCCAACTGATCTTACCGAAAGGAGAAAGTCATGACTGAACCGGGAACACCGAATCCTTCTCCACCGGCCTGGACCGCGCAACTGCCGGCTGACCTGAAGGGCAACGAGACCCTGACCGCTTACGAGAGCATAGGCGACCTGGCGGGAGCCTTCATCGAGAAGCACGGGAAGGTCTCAGAGCTCGAAGGGGAGCTGGAAAACCGCGTCATTTTACCGGGCGAGAAGGCGAGTGACGAGGAGCGCGCGGCGTTTTACGCGCGGCTCGGCCGGCCGGACGATCCGGACGGCTACGAGCTTGCGCGGCCCGAGCTTCCCGAAGGCCTCCCCTACGACGAGGCGTCGGAGAAGTATTTCCGGCAGGCCTTTCTGGAGGCCAACTTGACTAAGGAGCAGGCTGCGGCCGTTTACGGCCGCTACATGAGCTATGTGAAGGACGCCTTCACCAAGGCCGAGGAGATGCGCGACAAGCAGCGCGACGACGCCATCGCCCAGCTGACCCAGGAGTACGGCGGCGAGGAGCCGTTCAAGGCCCAGGTGGAGCTGGGCCGCCGGGCCGCGGAGAAGATCGGCGGCAAGGAGTTCCAGCAGTTCCTGGAGAAGAGCGGGTGGGGCAACATCCCCATCATGGTCAAGGTCTTCGCCGAGATCGGCAAGCTGATCGGCAACGATCAATACGTGCCGGGCGAAGGCCCCGGCGGCGGCCCCGGCCGCAGTCCTGCGGAGATGATGTTTCCCGATATGAAGCAAGCTGAGGCAAGCTGACCCGGCTTCGCCCCTGCGGGGCTTCGCCGGGGCAGGCCCAGTAAGGAGGAGAGAGCACTATGAGCACGATTGGCAACACCCTTTACACCCTGGCCGACTGGATCAAGATGCTCGATCCGGACGGCCAGAGGGCGGCCCTGGTCAACATTCTGAGCCAGACCAACGAGATCCTGACGGACATGCTGTTGATGCAGGGGAATTTGCCCACCGGCCACCGCACCACGGTGGTCACGGGGCTGCCCACGGTGACCTGGCGCAAGCTGAACCGCGGCGTGCAGCCCAGCAAGTTCACGACCGTGCAGGTGGATGACACCTGCGGCATGTGCGAGGCGATCGCCAAGGCCGACGAGGCCCTGGTGCGCCTGAACGGCGGGACCCCGGCGGCGCGGCTCATGGAGGAAAAACCCTATATCGAGGCCATGAACCAGGAGATGGCCAGCGGGATGTTCTACAGCGACACGGACCTGGACCCGGAGAAGTTCCTGGGCCTGGCCGCCCGCTACCCCTTCAGCGACGCCCCCAACGTGATCGACGCGGGGGGAAGCGGTTCGGACGTGACGAGCATCTATCTCGTGGTCTGGGGCGAGGAGACCGTGCACGCCATGTTCCCGAAAGGAAGCAAGGCGGGCCTGGAGATTCGGGACCTGGGCAAGGGCGAGCCCTTGCTGACCGGCGACGGCCAGACGCCCGAAGGGGAGTTTCTGGCCTACGTGACCCACTACAAGTGGGACATCGGCCTGTGCGTGCGCGACTGGCGGTACGTGGTCCGGATCGCCAACATCGAGACCGCGGGCTCCGAGAACACCTTCGACCACAAGGACCTGATCGAGGCCTACAACCTGGTTCCCAACATCGGCGCGGGCAAGCCCGCGATTTACTGCAACAAGACCATCAAGACCCAGATGGACATCGCGGCCACGGATTCGAGCAACCGCATGTTCACCCAGACCAAGGACGCCTTCGGCCGACCGGTGACCGAGTTTTTCGGGATCCCCATCCGCAAGGTGGACGCGATTCTGGACACCGAGACGGCGCTGGCCGCGGAATAAGACTGGCCCGGTTTCGCCCTTTGGGCTACGCCGGGGCGAGCAAGGAGGTAAGACCAATGAGGGATGCGGAATTGGAGTTCAGCAACGCCCAGGCCGTGACCGCGTCGGCCGGGTCCACGAACACCGTGGACATCGGCAGCCGGCGGGAGATGTTTGGGGCGGGGGAAGCTGTCGGCGTCGAAGTCACCGTGGAGACGACCTTTGCTCATGCCGGTTCGACTCTGCAAGTCAGTTTGCAGAGCGACGACAACACGGGGTTCGCCTCGGCGACGACCGTGTGGTCCATTGCCGCGGTGGCCGTGGCCGACCTGGTGGCGGGCTACAAGTTCAAGTGCCCGCCCGTGCCTCCGGAGCTGTTCGAGGACGAGCAGTACCTGCGGCTTTACTACACCGTGGCCGGCGGCAGTTTCACCGCGGGCAAGCTCGATGCGGCTTTGGTGCCGCTGGCGGGCTCGCAGACGAACGGGTACGCGGCCATCGCCGGGTGGCAGGCGTAGGTTATTATTGATTGACCTGCCCGGCTTCGCCTTCGGCTACGCCGTGGCGAAGCCGGGCAAATCCAGAGAGGAGACCGAAAACCATGCCGACCTACAAATGCATTCGCCGGTGTTATCACCCGGTGAGCCAGGGGGCTGCGACGCGCAGGATATTCGCCCCGGGCGAGATCTACGAGGCCGCTGAAAAAGAGGAGATGCCGCGGCATTTCAAGAAGGTGACCAAGGCCAGCGCGCAGGAGATCGCCGCGGATATCGAGGCGAGCCAAAAGCAGGATATACCGGCCTTTGTCCGCAAGAACGCCAAGGGAGCTTTGGTGCACGGGATCGACCCGGCTCCGCCTGATGAGGCGGCGTGATGCGCGTGCCGGTTGCGTGGGCCGCCGGAGATCCCTGGGACCGCGGAGTCGTTGAGGCTACGCCGGGGCGAGCCCCAATCTTATTTTGCTTCACCCCGGGCCCGCCACGGCGTAGCCCGAAGGGCGAAGCCGGGAGGTGATGGAGATGGCCGAATCAATGCCGACAGAAATCAATATGCCCACGGATGCCAGCTTCAACTTTCCGGAAACCGGCAAGGTGAAGCCCGAAGGGCTGGAGGCAATCGGGGTAAATTCGCAGGTCCAGGTCACCCTGACGGGCAAGGTCAAGCGCGTGGCCAAGGAGCAATACGGCGACGAGCCCGCGAACTGGAACTTCGGGCTCGATATCGAGAGCTTCAGCGTGACGGCCGTCAAGAAGCCCAAGGCCGAGGACCTCTTTCCGGACATGAAGGGGGAATAGAGCTTTGAGAGCGCGGGATATCTGCAACCTAGCCCTGCTCCGGATCGGGCACGAGCTGATTACCGAAGACAAAGACCCTCCGTCCCTGACGGCCCCGGAGAAGGCGGCCGCGGCCTGCAACCTGCTCTACGAGCCGGCCCGGGATCTGCTCCTGCGCTCCCATCCCTGGAATTTCGCGATGCGCCGGACCCTGCTGGCGCCGGCGGAGAAGGCGATCACCGGGGCGACCCAGGCCGATCCGGTCGTGATCACCTGCGCGGCCCACGGATTCACGGACGGGCAGTGGGTTTATATCACGATGGACGCCGGCATGACGGACCTCAACGGCAACAAGTACAAGGTCGCCTCGGCGGCCACGAACACTTTCGCCCTGCAGGACGATGAGGGCGACGTCGACGGCACGGGCTTCGGGGCCTACACCTCCGGGGGCACGGCGCGCCTCGTCCCGGCCTTCGGGTACGCCTACGCCTACGGCCTGCCTTCGGATTGCCTGCGGGTTTGGGAGCTGCAGGACACGAGCAGTCCCTGGGAGGTCGAGGACAATCTGCTCATGGTGGACGATGAGGCCGTGAACCTGCGGTATCTGCGGCAAGTGACGGACCCGACGCGGTTTACCATGGATTTTTGCCATGCCTTGGCGCTTTTTATGGGGATCTCTTTGGCCAAGCAGATCGCGGACAGCGAATCCCTGGCCGCCGAGATCAGGCAGGAGTTCACGAATCTGCTTTTCGATGCCCGGACCGGGGACGCCCGGGACGGGGCGCCGGCGGAGCTGGAGGTGCTGACGGACTGGCAGAAGGCGGGGAGAATATAGGGGAAGCTCAAGGCTGAAAGGTCAAAGGGGAACAGGGTGTGGACAGGCTGAAGGCAACTAGCAGGGGATTCAAGGCGGCGGTGGTGGGCTGTCTGCTGCTCTTCGCCGCGGTCTGCTACGGGGCCGTGGCCCACGTGATGATCACGAACTTCACGGCCGGGGAGCTGTCGCCCCTGCTCGACGCCCGGGTCGATATCGGCAAGTACGAGAACGGCTGCAGGGTGCTGGAAAATTTCATGGTCTTCCCCCACGGCCCGGCCGCCAAGCGGCCGGGCTTGCGTTACGTGGGAGAGACCAAGGACTCGGGCAAGGCCCACCTGATCCCCTTCGAGTTTTCCAAGGCCGCCAACCAGGCCTACGTGCTGGAGTTCGGCGATCACTACATGCGGGTGCATACGAATCGCGCCACCGTGGTCGTGGACGGCGACGAGAATGTCGCCAACGGCACCTTTGCCGCCAACACCACCGGCTGGAGTTCGACGAACAGCGCCAGCGTCGCCTGGAACGCTTTTGCGGGCGGCTGCTGCTATCTGACGGAGAACGGGGCGGCCCAGCCGGGCATGCGGCAGATCATCACCGGCATCACGCCCTTCGGCGACTACGAGCTGTCCTTCCGCGAGCGCCGCGTTCCGGGCATCAACTATTGGACCGTGGTCGAGGACATCGCCAACGGGACGTTCGGCGCCGAAAAAGTGGCCAACCCGGGCTTCGAGCTTGGGGATGTCAACTGGTCGGATTACAACAGCCCGAGCACGTCGGGCAGCACGACGGAGGAGGTCCGAACGGGGGCCAAGAGCTGGTGCGTTGTCCGGGACGGCGACGCTAGTTTCCAGGGCATGTCCTCGGACGTTTATGCGACCACTACCGGATCGATCTACCGCCTCAGCTACTGGGTCAAGCCGATAGCCATCACCGGGTCAACGGCCTATGCCACCGGGGTGCAGTGCCGGACCAGGGTGCGCCTCGGCGACAACTCGGGCTTTCACTCCATTACGGGCAACGTCGACATCCAGCCCAATGAGTGGAACTACGTCGAACACTATTTCCAGGAGACCAACGGCGGGGCCAACGCCTATGTGGGCCTGGCTTCCGTGAACAGCGCGGTCACACAGTATTTCTTCGACGATGTCACCCTGAAGGAGATGACCGCCGGGGTGACCCTGCATTACAGCGGTCTGCAGGCGTCCAGCGTGTACTGGAATAGCCATGTGACGGAATTCCCGGCATCTTCCGGGGACGCCCTGCTCTTGAGTGTTTACACGGATGCCGCCGCGGGCAGCGGCAGTCTGCTCAAGATCGACGATCTTTCCGTTGTCCGCACGGACACCCCCTACGAGATAGGGACGCCCTACGCGGCCGAGGACGTGGCGGACCTTAAGTGTTGCCAGTCCGGGGACAGCATCTATTTCGCCCACCCCCTCTACAAGCCCCGCAATCTGGGCCGCTACGATCACGATGACTGGCGGCTGGGGACCTTCGAGCCGGCCTACGACAAGTTCGAAAGCACGGTATCCGGTTTTCCCTCCTGCGTGGCCATCTACCAGGACCGGCTCGTGTGGGCGGGATCAACGCCCTTCCCTTTGACCATGTTCTTCAGCAAGACCGGGGAGTTCGAGAACTACCACACGGGCGCGGCCGACAACGAGGGCATGATTTTCACTTTGAACCTCGACCAGGTCAACGCGATCCAGTGGCTGTCGAGCGGGCAGGTCCTGGCCGTGGGCACGATGGGAGGAGAATGCCGGATCGGGTCTCCCGACGATACGGACCCGCTCACACCCACCAACGTGTTTGCCCGGAGGGAGACAACCTACGGGTCCTACAAGGCGCAGCCTGTGCGGGCGGGGCACAGCATTCTTTTCGTGCAGCGGGCCCAGCGCCGCATTCGGGAGATGGCCTATCACTGGGAAACGGGCGGGTACACCGCGCCCGATTTGACGCTTCTGGCCGAGCATATAACCGAGAGCGGGGTCAGCATGATCGCCTACCAGCAGGAGCCCTCGTCGGTCCTCTGGGCCCTGCGCGCCGACGGGACCCTGATCGGCCTCACGTACCTGAGGGACCAGGATGTCATGGCCTGGCACCGGCACGTGACCGAGGGGGCCTTTGAGAGCCTGTGCGCGGTGGCCAACGCCGAGACGCAGCAGGACGATCTCTACACGATCGTCGCGCGGGAAGTGGCCGGCGTCACGCGGCGCTATATCGAGGTCCTGGAGAGCGATTTTCGCGGGGTCGATCTGGAGGACGCTTTCTTTGTGGACAGCGGTCTGTCCTACGACGGCCCACCCGTCAATCATATCACCGGCGCCGGTCATCTTTCGGGCGAGACCGTAGCGATTTTGGCGGACGGCGCGGTGCAAGCGCCCCAGGTGGTCGATGGCGAGGGCGGGGTGACCCTGTTTGCCGCCGCATCCCAAGTCCAGCTCGGCCTGCCCTACACGGCCACGCTTCAGAGCATGCGACTGGAAGCGCCGACCGACGATAACGGGATCAGCCAGGGTCGCATCAAACGGATCTCGGAAATCTATCTCCGACTGTACGAGGCCACGGATTTCAGTGTCGGGCCGACGGAAACAAAACTGACCGATGTGGCCATCAGCTGCGTCACGCCGTTCAGTGGGGATGTCAAGTGGGATTACCCCGCCGGGTACGAGACCGACGCCCACATCACCGTGGTGCACGACGATCCCCTGCCCTTCACGCTGCAGGGCATCGTGGCGAAAATCAGGGCCGGAGAATGACGAGGTGAATCCATGGGCCTCTTTCTAGTCATCGGAACGATTCTATCCGCCCTGACCGGGGCTTATGCCGCTTACTCCCAGGGCCAGGCGCAGAAGAGGAGCGCCGAGCAGCAGGCCGCCATTGCCGAGAACCAGGCCAAGTGGGCCGAGTACAACGCGGCCCAGGAGGCGCAGATCGCGGCGGAGCAGGCCCGCATCGCCGATTACAGCGCGCAGATGGCCGAGGACGAGGCGGCTCTCGAAGCCGGCCGCCAGCGCAAGGAGGGCCTGCGGCTTTTGGCGGCCCAGCGGGCGCGCTACGGCGCGGCCGGCGTCACCCTGGCCGGGACGCCGCTCCTGGTCATGGAGGAGACCGGCGCGGACTACGAGCTGGACGCCCTGCTGACCGAGTACCAGGGCAAGGTCGAGGCCTGGAACTACCGCAACCAGGCGCGTCTGTACGAAAGCCGGGGATCGGCCGCCACGATCGAGGGCGCGCGCGAGGCCGATGTTCTGCGGACCGAGGCGGCTTTGAATCGCACCAAGGGCGCCGAGGCCGGCCGGGCCGGGGTTTTTAATGCAGGGAGCACGCTGCTGACCGGGGCCCTGCAGACCGGATATGCCTGGGACCGGTACAAGAATCCCAGCAAGTACGCGTCTTACGGGGTCAAATAACCGGTATGGCCAACATTCCCACCTACAGACCCCCCACCCAGATCGGCATCGGCCGGCTGGATCCCGCCTCCTCCGCCCGGGCCGTGCCCGCCGCTCCCAGGCCGGTCCGGGTGCCCGCCGGCTTGCACGAAGGCGCGGCCGATGCGGCGGCGGCTTTGAGCCAGGGGCTGGGTAAGTCCGCGGAGGTCGCGGGGCTGATTGCCGAGCGCCAACAGAGGCGGCAGGCCGAGGAGGCCTTCAACTGGGTCCTGTCCCAGGAGAACGCCTTCAGCGACCAGTGGACCGGGTATCTGGCGGAGGCCGCGGCCCGGACCGGCCAGGACACCTTCAACAACGTGAACGACGCCGAGATCTGGATCGAGGAGCGCAAGGCCGAGCTGGCCGAGTCCGCGCCCGCCCCGGAGGCGGCCCAGGCCCTGACCCGGCGGCTGGATCGGGCCGCGCGCAAGGGGATCTCGGAGCTGGCGCGGCTGCAGGTCAAGGAGCGCCGCGCCGTGACGCGCGCCACGCTCGACCAGTACACGGAAAAAAGAAGGCGAGACGCCTACCTGCACCTGGCCCCGCCGGCGGATCTCGTGGAGCACGTGCTGACCGGGTACGAGACGGCCGTGTCCATCGGGGCCCTGGACCCGATCGAGGCCCAGGACCTGGGCGAGAAGGCCGGCAGCGAGATACACGCGGCCTACCTCGACGGCCTGATCGACCGCACCCCGGCCGAGGCGGTCCGGCTGTTCGGAGCCGGGCAATTCAACGCCCTCATGACGGCCGACCAGCTCGACGCCTACGCCGACCGGATCAACCAGAAAAAGGCCGAGATCGAGGCAGAGGCGGACCGGCAGAGGAAGGTCGCCGACGAAGCGGCGGAAGAGGCGCACAAGGCGCAGATTAAGGACAATGAGTTCGGCCTGCTCCAGGAGTTC